AATATTTTTTTGAATTTTTCAAGCATTCTTCTTTCTCAAGTGCGCTGGGGCACAAGGCCCCAGCGTTGTACAACGGTTAGAAATGACTATGCGTATCTCCTGCAGAAGCTTTGTCGTCTTTCTCATGCTTGACGTTCACCTGCCCTGCTTGAATGGATTCTGAGAACGCTTTTGCAGACTGATAAACACCAGCCTCCTCAACGCTACCGATGCGCTCAATCTCCCAACCGTGCCACTTGCCTCGGTCGTTGGACTCGCTCACAACGGTCAGTCGATACTGCTGGCTGAACATCGGAGGAGTGTACAAACCGTTCGCGCCTTGCAGCTTCACTGACATCATCATGCTATTCCACTTGCGGCTCTTCTTGAGCTGAGTGGACTTCATTACAATCAGTGCTGGACTAGGAACGCCATCCTTATCTATAACCATGACATAGTGGTTTGCCGTGTTCTCGATATAGTTGCCGTTTTCCAGAAAGTCCTTGCTCTCGCCCGGTTCGCGATGCGTCCTGCTCAAGATGTCGGACGTGGCCGCATGGATGTTGACTGGTGCGCCACTGCCAGACCCGCGTGGTTGCCATTCAATGTACTGACGCACATAGGCGCACGGTATGACGACAACGCCGTCGGTTCCACTGAACAGTTCTCCGGTCACACTGTTGTACAGCATGCCGGGTGATGCACCATCCACTTCGCCAATCTCTGGACTCATGTTGGTCAGGATTTTAAGAAAAGGCAGGGCGAGATCGTCCTGTCCCATCTGCTCAAAGCCAACCTGCGCGTCTGCCTCAAATGATGCAGCCACTGCAATTTCAGTGGACTTCTTTTCTGCTACTTCACTACTTTGTGCTTTAGCCATGATACTTGATCCTTTTATCTTTAAGATTTAATCGTTGCTTTTTGGCCGATATAGGCACCGAATAGTTCCGTTGGGAACTCGTTGCCTCTCTCGACCTGTTCCTTCACCCATGCTTTTAACGTCATAGGTTCTATCTTCTCGGCTTGCTCGACCGGATAGCCTTGCATGCCTAGAAGCTCTAAAAGACGAGAGCAAAGCTCGTCTTCACCACGTCCGAACCGGACGCTTACGGTATTCTTAATGATGTCATCCATGCCATGCTCACGAAGCCACTCGAAGGCTTCGGCCTTGCGGGCTGCGGGAATCGACGCAGAGTAAAAGGGCTTAACCTCCACTTTGCTACCGTCTTCCATTGTGAAGCCTGTCATGCCCGTCTGCGCTAACGCTTCAGGTATGGCTTCTTCTGATAACTTTCTAAAAGCATTCTTTCTTTCTTTAAGCACTGCTTCGAGGTCAGCGACCTCTGCGGCAATTTCTTTAGCTCTCTTCGCAAGTGCGCTAATACCTTTGATGTCATCATCCTGTATTTTCAGCGCATCGGCATCTTTTTCAAAATCAATCGTCATCGACGTCTCCTCGATTAAATAGGTCTATTTGAATTGGAATGTACCGACGTTCCTGCTTGTCCCACTTCAGGCACTTAAAACGCCCGTGGTTCTTGGACGCTGCTACGGTGGCCATGATGGCAATAGCCGTAGGATCGCCTATGAACAATAGATAATCGCTATCATCGAAACCTTCAAGGCTTCTTTTGACACGAGAGACGGTAGGTCCTGATGAAAAAATGACTTGTGACTGAGACGGTGGTAACACAACTTCAATCTGCCCATACTCAAGAGCGGGAGCAATATTGTGCTTTCCTGTTTCAGATACAACATACACGGTTGGCATGTGCATTCTCCTTTCTCGTTAATGTATTTCCGCAAAGCGGACGGCTATAGTACAATACTGATCTTAGATTGCAAACAGAAAGTAGAAAGGAAAAACTGTGGAAAAAATGTGGATGGACACTTATCGGTTCAAGAATGAGCCGTATAAGCATCAGCGTTCTTATTTAGAGCGATTTTGGCGTCGGCCTGTTGCTGCTTTATTTGCAGACATGGGAACCGGCAAAAGCTTTATGGTGATTAACAACCTGTCGATGTTGTATGACAGGGGACAGATTAATAGTGCCTTGGTCATTGCGCCAAAAGGCGTGTACCGCAATTGGGTGAATCTTGAGCTGCCCAAGCACATGCCCGATCACATCATCTCGCGTATTGCGTTGTGGACGCCGTCGCCTAGAAAAGCAGAGAAGGCTGAACTCGATAACCTCTGGGAGGTGACCGAGGACCTCAAGATTCTGGTCATGAACATCGAGGCTCTCAGCACGGCCAAGGGCGTAGAGTATGCCACCCGATTTGTCCGAAGCACGAACTGCTTCATGGCGATTGATGAGTCAACCACGATCAAAACTCCCACTGCCAAGCGAGCAAAGAACGCGGTGAAGATAGGGCGGGAGGCAAAGTACAAGCGCATCATGACAGGATCGCCAGTCACCCGCTCACCTCTGGACCTGTTTCAGCAGTGTGATTTTCTGGACCCTGACTGCCTAAACTCCACCAGCTACTATGCTTTTCGTGCAAGGTACGCGGTGCTGGTCGAAAAGAACATGGGCAGCCACAGCTTTAAGAAGGTGGTCGGCTACCGCAAGTTGGATGAGCTAAAGCAGAAGCTAGATAAATTCAGTTATCGTATCCGTAAGGACGAGTGCCTAGACCTGCCAGAGAAGGTGTACATAAAGCGAGAGGTGCATCTCACCAAGGAGCAGGTGAAAGCCTACCAAGAAATGAAGACCATGGCGCTGGCGCTACTCAAAGACGGCATGGTCAGCACCGTCAATGCTTTGACACAGCTGATGAGACTGCACCAGATTGTTTGTGGCCACGTCAAGCTAGACGACGACCGAGTCGTCGAGGTGCCCAGCAACCGCGTGCAGGAGTTGCTCTCTGTGATCGAGGAGGCTTCCGACAAGGTCATCATCTGGGCAAATTACCGTCATGATATTGACGCCATAAAATTGGCGCTGCAGAAAGAATACGGCATGAACGCCGTCGGCACATACTATGGCGACACGGATGACGACGAGCGGGCGCGTGTGGTCAAGGAGTTTCAGGACCCAGACAGCGAGCTGCGGTTTTTTGTCGGCAACCCACGCACCGGCGGCTATGGCCTGACGCTCACGGCTGCAGACACGGTTGTCTATTACAGCAACAGTTTTGATCTTGAGGTCCGGCTGCAGTCTGAGGACCGGGCACACAGGATTGGGCAAACCCGCTCAGTAACGTATGTGGACCTAATGTCTCCCGGCACAGTGGATGAGAAAATAGTAAAAGCACTGCGTAGCAAGATTGACATAGCTAACGAAGTTTTAGGCGAGGAGATGAAATCGTGGTTGATTTAATACCCATCAAGAAGAAGTTCAAGTACCACTCGCTGCAGCGACAGGACCTGCCAGAAGGCAGACGCTACGTGTATGGCGACCAGAAGCTTCCCAGCGTCACCACCATCTTGTCAGCCACCAAGAAAGACAAAGGGGCGCTTGATGCGTGGATCGCGAGGGTTGGTCAGGAGGAGGCTGATCGGATTAAGAACGAAGCCAGCCGCGTGGGCACGTACCTGCACGAAGTGATCGAGCGCATGGTTGCCTATCGCGACCTACCTCGCCCGACCAACTGGGAGATGTGCAAGGGCTACGAAATGGGGTACAAGATAATCAACACGTACTTTCGCAACGTGAATGAGATATGGGGCAGCGAAGTGTCGCTGTTCTACCCGGAGAGATATGCAGGCACGACGGACTTGGTTGGAGTGTATCGAGACAAGCCTGCCATTATTGACTTTAAACAATCCAACAAACCTAAGCGCCGCGAGTGGATAGAAGACTACTTCTGCCAGCTGGCTGCCTATGCTCTGGCGCACGATGCGCTACACGGCACTAACATCGACAACGCCGTTATCCTGATGGCGGTACGCTCAGACGGCAGCACTGCCGAGTTCTCGACAGCGGGCCGTGAGTTTCAGGGATATAAAGACATGTGGCTTCGCCGCGTGGACCAATTCCACTCAAGCAATGAAGTCAGTGGGGAATAGCTGCTGCAGCATCTCTCGGCTGGATGGACTGACTGGTCCAGTCGGTGCTGCAGCCTCTGGCGCGGGGGCCGTGGTCTCTGCTCCCATACCCGGGACACCTCTGGTCTGTGGCGCTGGGGGCGCGACCCGAGCTTGGGGAGGTATGGTCACCTCGACTTCTTCCTCGGCTGCCTGCACCGGAGCCGCAGTCTCTCCAGTGTTGATTGCAGTTGTTGCCGCTGCATAGGCAGAGCGAATAAATTGATCAGCCGCATCCTGTGGATAGTTCACGGCCCGTGAGAACCTTCTCCATGCTGGAGTTAAACCAAACCTTCGTACTGATTCCTCACTAAACTGATCTCTTACCATGTTCATGAAACCGGGCGATGTGACAAGGTTATTAGCTGCTTCAAGCGCCGCTTTCTGGGCATCAGTCCTTCCCTGTTGCTGCATTGAGAGAATCAGAGCCGTTGCCAATCCGCTTCCCGGCAGTCCTACAGCGGTAGTTACAGCCTCAATAGGTGCCCTCACTGTCGCACCCTTCGCCACTTCATAAACTCTACCGACCACGGTTTCTGTAGCCAAAAGGTCCCCAAGCTGCAAAGAGGCTCCTGTCCTAGAAACATTTTCTTGGATTGCTCTATTAATGCTCGTAGATACAGTATTTAGGTCTTCAAAAGTCTGAATAACGTCCGCAGGGAGATATTTTGTTAAAGTGTTGTAAGCTTCTTTTTGGTTTTTAAGACCAGTGTAAAATCTTGAGAAAGTATTGAAGTTAAGACTGCCGTTTTTAGTCTGGTTACCAAACATACTAGACAGACCACTAACAATTACACTCTGTCTTTCCTCTGCAGGTATGGCTTCTACGAACTCTTTGAACTGAACAGCATTGCCCTTCTGCAGCTCACTTATCGCTCCTCTGAGTTTGCCACCCAAATAGCCACTTATTTTTTTGTCAAACAACGAGGCCATGTCATCTTCAAATCCCCTCAATAACACTGAGGTGGATCGAGCAAGATCAAATGTCTCTGCTGAGTTAGAAGGAAGAGTATCTACTCCCTCTAATAAACTTAGTTGATTGTTAGCGTCGTCAAATTGACGAAACAAATTGCCTTCTTCGTCTACAACCTTTCCGTAAAAATTTCTTAGGCCCCGTGCATCTTGATTGCGAAAAGGACCCCTGTTCTTGAACCCTGAGGCCATATCTTCTCTAAACCGTTCATAGCTTAGAAAAGTTGGAGACCTTCCCTTTAGATTACTTTTAACGACTACGTTGCCATCGTAAATTATGTCTTCAGGGGAGAGTCTTTCTAAAAATTCTCTTTCAAATGGACGCAAAACACTAACGTCCCCCTGTCCATTAATTATTTTTTGCTTTAGCTCATTGATCAAAGCTGTGGGGGTGTACTCAAAGTTTTCTGGCACCATGGCCCTCAGGCCATTCCACAGATTCTCTTCTTGTGATGACAGAGCGTCTCTCGTGCCCTTCATTCTTCCATACAGCGAGGCACTTATGCTGCTCATGTCTTCAGCACCAAGCTCTGCAACTTGATCAAGCGCAGCATCACCTAAAGCTATTAGGTTTTCTCTTTCTTGCGCTTTAGCCGTTCCTCCCTTCCACGACTTTATAAGCTGCATTAGCTCAATAAACTGAATGTCAGTGCTTACGTGATCGGGCTGCAAATATTCAGATATGCCAAGACGTTCGGCAGCATCCACTACTTCTGGATCGATTGAGGCCAATTCGGCCAGCTCTCTTTGAGCTTGCAGATCACCATCTATAGCTTTTTTAGCCAGTTCATCCACATCGCCCTGAGTCAAATTAGGCTTTGTGCCTACGTTCTTTGGCGGCCTAACAAGATTTATTGCTGATCGCCAAGTGTTTTTTATGGCATTCCCTAAAGTCTGCAAGCCTGCAGGTATCACCGCGCTGGCTACCACGTCTCCCCAGTTAAATTCGCCGCCAAATGTCTCCTGTAGCTTTTGATACCCTATTTCGTTCACGGCCAGAAGAGCGGCACCTCCTGCAATTAAAGGCAATGCGGGCGCTCCAGCCACCGCAAGTGCAGTAGTTCCTATAGCAGCAGGGGCATACAAGCCTGCTTGAGTAACCATTCTAGGAATGTCGCCAGTCTCAAAACCGGGTTTAATAACGTACCTCTGACCATCAAGAGCAGATTTAAAAATGTAGTTACCGTTGTTATCTTGTTCGACCTCAACCTCTGGAAATTGTGTGCTTATGATGGATGCCATCTCCTGAGGTGTGCCCGCTGCAGTGCCTATCGACATTTTTAAAATAGGCAACGCATTGGTGATAGCCGCAAACTCCGGCATCCTAGTATAAGAAGGTAAGGAACGCGTAAGTTCGGTTTCTCTGGCAGTTCCTGTGGCACTTTCTACGATGCCTTCAAAAAACCCCATATCGGCCATCGGGTCCGTTATTTCTGCAGGACTGGGAGCAAGACCCCTACCGCTTTGTTCTTCTGCAGACAAACGACGGTATGTGTCAGCCATGAGGTTGAAATCGTCTCGCAACTGCTGATCAGAGCTGTCTTTATCACCAGAGTGATTTAACAACCACTGACCCACCTCTTGAGACGTTATTTCGCCGCCTGAACTTGGTTCTTGAGCGTTTGTTTCTTCAGCCATTGTTTAACCTTCACCCAGTAATGCACGCACTCGTTCATCTTGACTGCTTCCCGGTCCTTCATCAGGCACATAGATAGGTGCAGGTATCGCTATGGGTGTATCAGGGATAAATCCCCTGAAAGTTGGAAGGATGTCTGTGGCTCTTCCTGTTTCAAGGACATTATTCCATGAATTAATTTGATTTTCTGCAGCTTTACGCCTGATCGCTGCCATACGCAAAAGAGTATCTTTGTTAAGAGTAATCTTGCCTGCTAAAACCTCTCTCAAAAACTCTCGCTCTGCTGGGGTATCTAATCCTCTAGCTCCTATGCCTAAACTATTGATTGCTCCAAAAACCTCTTGGCCTATTGCCGAATTAAGAAGTTCTGTGTCACTAAGCGTTGCTATCCTTTCTGGATCATTAGAGAACAAAGATACGACTCTTCTGAGGTTTTGTCTGAACTCTGCACCAAAACCCGTGTCCACATCACCCTCTTGTAGGAGCTTGATCGTGTCATCGATCTTTCTTATGTCTTGCACTGCCTTCGTAGCATTGTTAAAACTATCGCTAACCGCTTGACTAGCTGTCTCAGCACCAGCTTTTCCAAGAGTGTCGCCGCTCATGTCCACTAAAGGAGCGGGAGGTCTTCCTCCGGCAATACTAATCTCTCCGGCCTGATCGATTTGCCAAGGAAGGTCTACATCAATCGCTGGATTGTTTGCGGCTAGAGTATTCTTCTCTTCCATCGTTAAAAGCCTAAAGCTTTTCTGCTTGGCGATTTCACCCAGCAGGTCCTGCTGACGCTCTGAAAGCCTTGCATTGGCTGCCATTGCCGCTGATTGTTCTGCTTGTGCTGCCTGAAGAGCTGCGCCTGTTGCAGCCTGCTCTTCTTTTCTAATCTGTGCCGCTCTTGCGCCTATCTGACCGGGCAGGGCGCTTGTCGCTTGAGCCAGACGTGCAGCCGTAGAGCCGCGCAGTGCTTGGCCCTGAGGTCCTACGTTACCGGCAAAGCCCAGAGCCGCTTGACCTATGTCGAACAGCATCTGTGCGCGAATCGCGTCCTTGTCCCCAAGCCCAAGGATTTCAGCATACTCAGGAGTAAGGGCCTTGGTCCGCGCAGCAAGATCAGGGACAGCAGCAGGCTGCTGCGCAAGTACATCGGCAATGCTGCTCTGAGCTGCTTGGATAACTTCAGGCGAGAATGTCATAGGGGTAACGCCGCCCGGATCAAAGCCTGTTGGCTCTACGCTACCTTTTTGAAAATTTTGGACAATGCCGCCCTCAGCCATACCCATAGGTAAAGAGCCAACGCCGCCCGGCTCAACCGGGGGCGCTGGAAGTCCAGCTGCAGCCATATCCATTGGAGGTGGAGGCATAGCAGCGGCTGGAGCCATCGTTCCAAAGGGGAGTGACGACGATGGTGTTAGTGCCTCGATCCCTTGCTGTGCCAGCACTGGCTGGAGCAGAGCAAGAACATCATCAGGCGTTTCTACTGCTGCGCTCATGCCCACCAGATCAGCCAGCTCTTCACGTCTGGCATCGATCGAGCGGTAGTCACCGCGCAGGTTATTCATTAAGACCTCAGGCGAATCAGGACGACGGTCCATCAGCTTGGCCATGTCTTGGTCTTCGCCACCAGACATCTCAGCCTCGGCGATTTCTTCCATCAATTCCTCGATGTCATCCATGAAGCCTGCCATGATGCCGACGTTTTCGACCTCATCATCGTTTACTTTTTTCTTCGCCATTTTATTCACCCAAAAAGTCCGGCCTGCTTTGCGCCTGCTGCGGTTGATAACGCGCCTACGCCCAAACCTACTGCGGTCTGCATCGGGCTGGCAGTTGGTGCGGTCTGCGAGGTCAAAGCCATAGAAGTTGTTGGAGCGCCGCGATAGATATCGGACACAAAACCCAGCTGCTGATAAGGCGCCATGGCCTCCTGCGTCTGGGTTTGTCGAATAGCGTCGATCTGAGCCTGCTCGATTTGTCGTTCGAGGCCACCAAGACCAGCCAACATGCCTACGTCGGCAGCGCCAAGTTGCTGTGTCGCTTGGCCCAAGGCGCCATATTGTGTACCCAAGGCACCCATTTGACCGCCCAGACTGCCAAGAGTCTGGGCCTTGGAAATATCAACGCCTGCCTGTTGTGCAGCAAGTCCACCTATACCTTGGCCAAGATTAGCGAACTGCATGCCTGCCTGACCAAGCGCTTGGCCACCGGCGAGCTGTCGCTGTTGTTGAGACTCAAAGCCTGCCTGAGCCGCTTGCTGTGCCTGTAAGTAATTCTGAGCGTAATCCTGCATGATACGCTGCTGCATCAGGTCCTGAACGCCACGCTCTGTCTCGGCTCTCTGGACGCCTTCTCGAGTGCCTCCAAAGGCACCGGCTGCCACGGCTTGGGCTGCCTGACCTTGGCCCGCGATATCTGCTTGGCGGCGCATTTCTCTGAGAGCATTCTGGGTGACCTGCTCTTGATACGGGTTCATGTAAGCCTGAGCAGATTGTGGATCATAAGCCTGAGCGGAACCTAAAATACCGCCTATACCTTGGCCCAGCACAGGAACTGCTCTGCCCATTATGTCTTGTGCGGCCTGATACTGCGGCGCTACGTCAACGCCGCCAGCGGCCAAAGCACCGCGCTGCGTCAGGTCCATTCCCTGAGTCAGGCCCTGAGAGCCAGCTTGAATATAAGGTTCAAAGGAACCAACGCCTTGCTTGGCAAGATCAATTGCCTGCAGCTCAGTGCCAGAAAGCCCAGCCGCCTCCATGGCAGGCAGAGTCATCGGCTGGTTATAAAGACGCTGCGCTTCTTGTATAAGACCAAGCTTATACGCCTCGACCTCAGGCGCCTCCCGCACTATTTGTGTGGATATAGTTTGATCAACCATTAGCTCGATTCTCCAATTTCTTCATCATCGCGTACATGCGCTTGGCGCCTTTGCGCCGTGATCCCTCGCCCATGCCGCGTACAGCGCGGGCCGTGAACACAAACTCACCGTCACTCAGCATCGCTGGGATGTCGTCAGATGTCTCGGTGCCGGGACCGTTAATCGCCCCGTTTTTACGTGGAAACTTGCTGCGGTCCATACTACCACCCTTTGCAGCGCCTACAGGACGTGGCGTGTAGGTCTGATATGGGCTGGTTGTGGACATTGGCTGGACACCACCGAACCGCAAGCCATATAGCTCAGGATACTGACGTAACAGGTCCATGCCCGGCGTGCCCATGATGCCTTCAAAGCCTTCAGGTATTTGCGGCTCTTCTGCCTTAAACCCACCTGTAAGTCCCATGACACCCAAGCCAGCCGCAGCGAGAGGAGCGTATCGTCGGACTAAACCGGGAGCTGCTTCAAGTGCTACTTGTTTCGCTGCTTCCCGTTGAGCGGTGTTAGCGGTAAAAGGATCAATACCTTTACTTTCTAAAACTTCTGTAAAACTTGGCCCTTTACCGGGGAGAAAAGCATCTTTAAGACTTTCTGTAAAACCTCTGTCCCCCGCACCTACATCAACAAAGGCGTCTTTAACACTTTCAAAAAAGCCCGGCGTTTGAGGAGCTGTAGTGCCAGAAACCGTAGGAACAGGAGCTGCAGGAGCGCCTGCGGCGGAAGGTGCTGAAGCAGGTAGTCCTGTCGGACCAGCAGCAAACGGGTCAGAAGGAGGCATTATGGTTTCAATACCTGCAGGGGCCTGCATAGGCGGAGCAGTGCCTGCTTGAGTGGCAGCAAAAGGATCGGCAGGCATACCTGTAGCCGCTGCCTCCTGCACTTCAGTTACGGTCTCAGCCGCTGCCTGCGCGGGATCAGGCAATGCCGCCTCTTGACCGCCGCCTGTCAGGAAGTCCGTGGCCTTTTCGATTTGACCAGAAATAGTGGTAGGACCTGTGTAGCTGCCTGCTTGGAACGCTTCTGCGCCACCAAAGACACCAGCGCCCGCACCACCAACAAGACCGCCTATGGCGCCCGCTTTCAGTGATTCCTTCAGGTTACCACCAGCAAGGGCCGTGGACCCTGCACTGCCGACAAAGCCAGACACTGCAGCAACACCGGCTGTAGAGGTAACGCCTATGGCACTAGCTGCCGCTGGTCCGAGGACAAAGGCTAACGCCAGTGTGGTGACAATCTTTCCGACCTTGGAGCGTACAAACTTCTTGGTGGCTCTGGCCAGTTTGGACAAACCTTTTTTGATGCTTTTGAAGAGTTTAAAAAACTCAGGCAGGCCAGTGTTGGGGTTAATCGTTCCGCTACCGCCCATCTGGCGCAGCATGCGTGCTTCGCTAGGAGAGATATGAGCAAGCATGGTGTCACCATAACGTCCCTGCTGCGCCATGGCGGCTGCCATAGGCTTCAAAGTAGCTAGGCCGCCTTGAGCAAAACCTTGAGGAGGCAACTGACTGCCTCCAGTGGCGCGAATCTCGTCTACTGCAAGATTCAGAGCGCCGAAAAACTCAGGATCGAACGTAGGAGGAAGCATATCCTCAGGCACGTCTTGTGCCAGATACTTTGCTCTAATTTCAGGATATCGATCAGGAGACGCCAGAATCTCATCGACCATTGTGTTAAGTGCGTCTAAAGATTCAGCAGGCAAGTCTAGCTCACGCAGCTCGGCCTTGAACTCGGCCACAGCCATCGGGTCGGCTTCTGCTGCCGTGCTTAGAAGGTCTTCTGAAAACTCAGACGGAGGGATTTCCTGCCGCATTTGTTCAAATACAGCAAGGTTCTCGGGTGTCATTGTCTCTGCAGGCCCAGCAGGGGCCTGTGTGGCGGCTTGGGGAGGGAGTCCCGCCATTCCCGGCATCGCTTCAGCCATGTCCTATCCTTTATGTTTTAGGTAGCCTCATAGGGCTGCACGCCGGGAAGACGTGTAAGTACTGCAATTATCAAGAAATTATTAGTTCCTGTCTACTTCTAGGTAGGACAGATAAAAGTGTACTGTAGCGGCTGTAGAGGTAACTTTTAACACATCCCCAGCCTCGAGAACACACGGCACACCGTTAAATACGTCGGTAGTGGCGTTTGCTGCTAAGTTTTTACTCTTCAGCAGGTAATTAGTTGTCGCCAGCGCATCTGAGTTGTACTGCGTCACAGAGACGTTTGTGGCGCCTGTGCTGGCATTAGTGACCCGTAGGGACCGTAAAACCGCCGTCGTGGCAGCTGGGACGGTGTATATCGTCGTCTCAGTCGCCGCATTCGGAATAAGGTCCTGATGTAGGTAACGGTTGCTCATGTTAGATCGAAAAACTCAAAGGTGCCGATAATGTCGTTATTGCCAGTAAATACGCGGGCTGCAAGCGTCAGTGTATCGCTAGTTCCGGCGATTGTCCTGCCCAGCTGCAAATCAAAGTTATAGTCAAATGTCGTTCCAATCCCTGAGGCACTTTGATTGGTGCCGCTCATATACTGCACATGCAGGATTTCACCTCCAGAAAGGGCCGTGGCGCTTGTGTCATAGTCCACGTTGGCAAACTCGGTGGTATTGTAAGACGCCCCAGTTAGCGTGGCATTGCGTATCAGGGCAACCTCATGGTCGGCTGGGCTAGTGCCAGTGGGCAGCGCAGGCAATCCTGCAGGTAAAATCACCGCGTCAAGGCGGTCAGAGGCCAATCGTATGGTAACCAGAGGCTCGAAACTCGTGCCGACAGTAGTTTCGGTAGCCATTCGGGCACAACTTTTGTTGACTCTTGACTGATACCCGCCCTCTGAGATAACAGTAGAGCATATTTGCTTCAGCTGTGAGCTAGAGGCCACGGTGTCAGTGTTGGTGATCTCGTATCGAATAGGCAGGATAGCCGTGGTCATGTAAACGCCGGCATTGACGTTAGCGTTATGAAACGTATGCGCCACGATAAGCTGGCCATTGATCACGAAGCCACAGCGCACGGAACCAACGCCAAGCCACTCAAAATCCTGCCACAGTATCTGTGATTTGGTCAGATCCAGCGTAATCTCGCTAGCGCCATTACCGTCAAAGGTATCACCGTTCCAGCTGGACTGGGCTACTCTCGTGTCTACTGCAGAGCCAGAAGTGTAGGTCCGCATCACCAGATAAACTGTGTCGTCGTCCTGCTCAAGAAACACGCCGTTTTCACTAGAAAAGTAGCCTACCCGCTGCCTGAGATTAGTTTTAGCCGCATCAAAGACAAAGGTGTTCATGACCAGCAGGCTTTTACCGGGCTGATATGGAAAAACACGCTTGGTTTGACGGATTACCTCGTCACCAGAGGCGGTGCCGACATCAAGCTCCGTGGTGCTTGCATTAGCGTCATAGGTTGTTGAGCCGCCACCACTAGTGGACGTGTCAAAATTACCCGAGTCCTGATAACGGCTCTGGCTATCGAATAGCGTAAAAGGAGGGCTTGTTCTGGCACGGCCAAAAGCATCAGCGGCGGGACCGGAAGGGTATACTGGGGTTGGTCCTGTCACGTCTTCCTCTCCTCCTCTGCTCTCGAACCAAGAGATTGCCGCCAGTGAGTTCTCGCTCGTAATTGGCGTGTAAGTGTTATTGAGCTGAAACACAATCTGTTCCAGCGATCTGACCAGTTGGTTGAACTGCTCAGGACTGTAGTCGCCTGTGGCCGCGTTGGGCAGACGAACATTGTTGATTTTGCTCATCTGAGGCCATCCGGCTGGATATCCACGCGCAGCGTGCCGTAACGCCAGTCGGTGTTAAGCTCGTCGCTGGTAATTTTAAGCGCTATCTGCCGCCCACGCGCTCGAGTGTCTACTTTCTCTGTCGTGGGTGAAATAGTGTAGGGGTCCAGTGAGCTGTTGGTCGCCGATGCTTGCGGATAGGACCGCAAGAAAAGGTTTACCGTCAGGTCACCCTGCTGGTCCTTGAAGTCCGGTATGAATTTCCGCATCAGCATCATATTATCCCCGTCGCCGATATCAAAGTAACCTGACGTGATAAACGCGGACAAAGGCTGCCCATCGGCGTTTATGCCTTTTTCATGCTGGTAAACCTGAGAGCGACCTGCAGTCAAGCCATAGATGGTTGATATGGTGTTTTCTGTGCCAGTAGGGTCGTAGTCCGTGGCCAAAGGGTTGTCGTAAGCGCCGTAGTCCCGCCATGCGGTGCGGGAGAGCGTGCCGATGGCCCAAGTGTTCTCGACGTAATTATAGGTGACGCAGCGGTCTAGGTAGTCACTGCTTTTGCTGCAGTAATACCACGTAACTTCGTTGAACTGGCTGTTCAAACCGGCGTATATCTTGTTCTTTTGAACAAGATTTATGTCCTCATACACGTAGTCCTGCACGGTAGAGGGCAACTTCTTGACCGTACCGTCGAACACATAGAACGCTTCGATCCCCATCCAGAAAGCCACACCGTTCACATCGATTGCCGCGTGAGCACCTGAGCAGCCACAGTTGGCGCCCAACTGGTTGAATCCAAATGTATATGGAGGTCCAATATACTGCATGCCGTGCAGAGACGTATCAGTGATTATGAGTATCTGGCCACGTGATCTGATAGCCGTCACGATCTCATTACCATCAGTAAGACGCTGACCACCAGCGGTGTTAGTCGCACTTTCAACAAAGGTATTGATGTCTTCTTGGTCCGAGAATCGGACAAACATCGGGTCCTGAGTTAAGGAATCGCCTATGGTGGTCTCGGTGCCAAAAAGCACTAGATGCCTGTCTGGTGTAGAGACCAAGGCAAATTTGCTTTTTGTCGGAGCGTTGGTGACCTGAAAAGCGCGGCTGCTGACGCCTGCACTTAAATCCCAACGGAAAGTCTCTCCGTTTTGCAACTGACAGATAAGATCCTCGCCGAAGTTATCAAACTGCCATACTCGTCCAGACAGGCTGATTCCTGTGTCAGGCGTGCCCCAAGCACTGGTGCCCCAAGTGCCGGTGCCCCAGCCAAAGTCGAAAAAGCTGATGTCAGAACCAGTGTTGATCTGGTACTCGCCCACAATCGAGCCACCGCCATTACCAGTATCTGAACCATTCGCATTGACTGGGGCGGTAATAGTATAAGTGTTCGCGGTTAGTATTTCAGTTATCTCATACTCGCTGTTCAAGATAGCTGCGGTGATGTTACCGCCAAGGGATACAGCGCCAGAGAAAGTTACGAAATCGCCCTGCAAAGCGCCGTGAGAAGTGTCGGTTACAGTGATAACGGCTGATCCATTACTCGCGGCAAAAGTTACGTCACCCGCTGCTGTGGTTGCTCTAATAGGTGTCACGTCATACCACACGTTACCTCTGTTGACGTAAAGCTTCTTGTGCGTGCCAACCATGACATATGGAGTGCCAGTCAAGCTCGTCCAAGTAAATATGTCAGAGGGTCGGCCTACAAGGTAGTTTGATGTGGTTTCAGTGAACTCTTCCCAGCCGCCTATTTTTTCAGGCAACCCATAACGAAAACGCACGTTGTCGCAGTCGGTCCAGCCGCCTTCGGCACCGTATTCAGTGTTCTGCTTGTCGATACCGGGCGCCAACGCCAATCTGAAATAGGCCATCGCATCATTCCACGTATTCGCCGGTTGCAATCATGTCTGTAAGCTCTAAAGCCCGACCACCAACTTGTTTTGCCCAGCGAGAATCTAAAAATTCAGTTGCAGCAGTTGCATAATCGGCCACTTCCATAGCGGCCAGTGCCTTTCTAAACCCTCTCAGGCGCGTTGCTCCGAGGTTAAAGGCAATATCGATCATAGCATCTTTTCGGACATCATCTAAGTCGTTAAACCACGGATATTCTGCAGCTAACTCCTTGATTACGCGGGCTATATCGTTCTCGAGCAGAAAATCAACTTCTTCATCAGATAGCCCAATGCCATTTTCTGGGTCAATATTACGCCCAATACCCAGCGTCCAGTATCCGGCGGGACACTTATAAGCCACATGACGACCATTAGTCTTGACCTCGCCCTCGTGACGCCTGAGCATTTCAATTAACTGCTTCATGTTATTTCTTGCCATTAGACCCACCGTAGAAAAATGCGGCACAAGTACCTAATATTCCTGATAATTGTCCCAATACTAAGCTGATAATTGTTTCGTCATTTTGGTCGTGGGGCAGTATGGTCACAGTCATTACATACGCGCCATACAAAACCAGCGCGAGTATGCAGAACACCTTGGGTGTAACATCCCCAGAGAACTTGGCCCTAGCGTCCTTCCTGTCATCAACTTCT